CCACCTTGGCCCGTCTTAATGACGTGGCTACTGGCAATGCTCTTATTTCTGGAGGGGTCGGTGTTGCTCCGTCTTATGGTAAGATTGGCCTTACTACGCATGTAAGCGGCACATTACCTGTTGCCAACGGCGGTACGGGTGCGACTACGTTGACGGGTTATCTTGTCGGCAACGGCACAAGCGCATTTACGGCTGTATCTACAATTCCAAATGCTGGGCTGACCAACTCATCCATTACGATTGGTTCAACCGCAATTTCATTGGGCGCTTCAACGTCCACGTTGGCAGGTTTGACAACAGTTACGGTTACGCAAGACCCAACCGCATCGTTGCAATTGTCCACCAAGCAGTATGTGGATAACCAAGTTGCTACGGTCAGCAATACGACATTCCATACGGCTTCTGCGGCGGCTACTACAGCCAATCTGACTGCCACGTATAATAACGGAACTGCTGGTGTTGGTGCTACGCTTACCAATAGTGGCGCACAGGCCGCTTTTGCTGTTGATGGTTATACCGCCTCATTAAGTGACCGCATCCTTGTTAAGGATATGACGACTGCCGCGTATAACGGCATTTACACTGTTACTACAGTTGGTTCTGGCTCTACAAACTGGGTTCTTACCCGCTCAACTGACTTTAATACGGTTGGCACTGGCCCTAATTACATTGAAACGGGCGCTTCTACGTTTGTCAGCGGCGGCACAACATGGGGTTCAACCTCATGGGTCATGAACACGACTGGCACGATTACGGTTGGTTCTACAGCCCTTGTTTGGGTGCAGACATCTTCTTCCGGCAATATCACCGTATCCGCTCCAATTACCAAGACGGGTAATACCATTGGTCTTGGCACGGTTGGCGTTGCAAACGGTGGCACTGGCCTGACTACGCTGACTGCGTATGGTTTGCTTTATGCCGCAAGCACGTCTTCTGTGGGCCAGATATCGCCGTCTACTACGGGCTATCCTTTATTATCCACGGGTGCTTCAACGGCCCCTGCGTTTGGTCAGTTGGCTCTTGGCGGCGCAGGTGTCACTGGCACACTGGGTGTTACAAATGGCGGTACAGGTACTGCAACGGCATTTACCACTGGCTCTGTCGTATTTGCGGGTGCTTCAGGCGTCTATTCGCAAAACAATACCAAATTCTTCTGGGATAACACCAATAACCGCTTGGGCATTAACACCGCTACGCCGCAGACGCAGTTGACTGTTGTTTCCAATACACAAACGACCACGCCAACAGGTTCGCTTCCTGCTGGTACTGATTTGTATATTGTTGGCGCAAACGCCGCTAACACCCGTATTACGCAAGATGCTTATGGTACTGGCGCTTACGGTGTGTTCACGGCACGACAGGCCCGTGGCACGGCTGCATCCCCTACAGCATCGCAATCAGGCGACTTCTTAGCGCAGTTTACGGCCCGTGGTTATGGCGCAACTGGATTTGGCACGGCGTCCACGGGCTACATTGCATTTTCTGCGGCGGAAAACTTTACGGACACGGCGCAGGGTACATATGCGGGTATCTACACAACACCAACGGGCAGCAACTCTATTGCTGAAGCCTTCCGCTTTGGACCTGCGGGTCAGTTAGGCATTGGTGGCGCTACATACGGCACGTCCGGTCAGTTCTTAACGTCTGGCGGCGCATCTGCCGCTCCATCGTGGACAACGGTTACGCTTGCAACGCTTGGCGGCGTGGTTCCTGTAGCCTCTGGCGGCACAAACATCACGTCCTACACAGTGGGCGATCTTTTGTACGCCTCTGCCTCCACAACGCTGTCCAAATTGGCTGACGTTGCTACGGGATCAGTTCTTGTGTCGGGCGGCGTTGGTGTTGCTCCTGCATGGTCTAATTCGCCTACGGTTACGGCCTTAACGACGGGCAGTGTCAGCAACAGCGGCAACGAAACATTCACTGGAACTGGTGCGCGTATTCTTGGCGACTTTACCAACGCAACCATCACAAATCGTCTGGCTTTCCAAACAAGCACGACCAACAGCACCACAGGCATTTATGCTTTACCATCTGGAACATCCACGGCTGCTTCTTGGCAAGCAACCAATGCCGCTGATCCTACCAACGCATCCAAAATTTTGATTGCGACAAACGGCTCTACTGACGTTCAGTTGGTGTCCGGTATTAACGGCACGGGTACGTATTTGCCATTGACGTTCTATACCAGCGGCGCAGAAAAAATGCGCTTGGATACGTCAGGCAATCTGGGTATTGGGACGACTTCGCCGGGTGCAAAACTTGAAGTCAACGGAACTATTAAACTTACGCCGACATTGAACGGCGGACTACAAATCAATCAAAGTGGTGGCACTCAAACTGCTTATATTGGCCCATCTGGTTTTGGCGGTTTTGCGCTTGGAACGCAAACGGCTGACAACGTAATTTTGTTTACTAACAATTCAGAACGTATGCGTATTGATACCAGCGGCAACGTAGGAATTGGAACGACTTCGCCGGGGTATAGATTAGACGTCTCTGGCTCTACCCGTTTTAAAACTACTACAAATCAAAATTTAAATGTTATTACAAGCCAAGTACTATCTGGTGGCACAAGGCTTGATTCCATCAATGACGCAGGTAGCGCAAATATTCCGCTTGAATTTGGTGGTTCACAATTTGCTTGGATTGCAAGTGGCGCAGAACGTATGCGTATCGACTCCTCCGGCAACGTAGGGATTGGGACGAGTTCGCCAAATGGTTTACTTGATGTCACAAGCAATACGAACGCTCCGGCAAGGTATTATTTTAGAAACACCAATTCAGGGTCAAGCGCATACACGATTATAGAATTGGGAACCGATAACGCGAATAATCGCGGTGAACTTATTGCAACAAGCAGCACAAATTCTTCAGCTTTTGGATCAAATTCTATTGTTCTTCAAAACACAGGTACGGCTCCGGTTATATTAGCTACCGCTAACACAGAACGTATGCGTATTGACGGCAGCGGCAACGTAGGTATTGGGACGACTTCGCCGCAAGTTACATTAGGCGTTACTAAAAACAGCGGCACTTATAGTGCTGATACGTCATTTGATGTTGCATGGTTTGGTAATGGCACATCCGCTGGCGGTGCCGGTGTTCACATTGTGTCTGCTACCAACGGTAAATCAGAACTTGGTTTTTCTAATAGCAGCACAAGAAATGCAGGTTTGCTGGGCTACAATATGTCCAGCAACTATATGTATTTCTTAACCAGTTCAACAGAACGTATGCGCATAGATTCGTCCGGCAATCTGCTGGTGGGGACGACGACGGCCAATGGCTTATTAACTGTAAATGGTCTTGGTTATTTTAACGGATTAAGATCAGGTGTAACTAACGCAGACGCATTAATTGCTTATAATTTTGATGGCGGCGGTCGCGCAGTTTGCATTGCGGCAAGTTCAACAGGAACGCAAGGCATTCTTCAATTTACGAACAATGCCGTTAGCGCCCAATGGACTTCGCTTGTTGGAACCAATGGTTTGTTAACGTGCAATTCTGCATTTACAGCAACAGGCAATATTACTGCTTTTTCTGATGCACGGTTGAAAAAAGATGTATCAACCATAGATAATGCTCTTGATTTGGTGGGAAAAATGCGCGGTGTTCGCTACACCCGTGTTGAAAATGACGAAAAAGGCATTGGTGTTATTGCTCAGGAAATGCAAGCTGTATTGCCAGAAGTTGTCATGGAAGGTGAAAATCTATCCGTTGCATATGGAAATATTGTCGGCGTGTTGATTGAAGCCATTAAGGAACTACGTGCTGAAGTTGCTGACTTGCGGGGCAAACTGCAATGACGCTTAACTCTTCCGGCCCAATTAGTCTTGGTGGATCAACGACAGGCCAGTCGGTTAACCTTGAATTGGGTCAATCGGCTACGGCTACTATTTCATTTAATGATGCTAACGTCAGAACGCTAACGGGTACATCATCCGGCACATCATTGGTTATGCCAACCAATTTTTATGGAAAATATTATACCATAAGTGCTTCATTTCTTGTTGTCGCTGGCGGCGGCGGGTCTCAAGTTGGTGATATTTCTGGGGGCGCTGGTGCAGGTGGTTTGCTTTCTGGAACGACAACTTTAACAAAAGGACAAGTATATAGTGTAACTGTTGGCGGTGGCGGCGCTGGCGCACAAGGTTCAAATTCCGTACTTAGCGGCAGTGGAATTACAACACAAACTGCCATTGGCGGTGGTTTTGGCGGGAGAACAAGTAACGGTGGTAGTGGTGGTTCAGGCGGTGGTGTAAGAACCGATGGCGCTTATACTCCGGGCAGCGGAACGTCAGGGCAAGGTAATGCTGGTGGTGGCGGCAGTGCATCTGCTGCGGCTTCTGGCGGTGGCGGCGCTGGTGCGGCTGGTACAAGCACATCAAGTGCTAATAATGGTACAAATGGTGGTGTTGGTGTTGCTTCTTCTATCACGGGTTCTTCTATTTATTACGCAGGTGGTGGTGGCGGTGGCGGCTACGGAAACGTAGGCGGTACTGCAGGTTCAGGCGGTACAGGCGGTGGCGGTAACGGCGCGGCTGCAAGCGGATCGCTTGGCTCTAATGGTACTGCCAATACAGGTGGTGGTGGCGGCGGTTCTGGCGTTAGTTCATCGGGCAGTACTTCTGGCGGTTCTGGTGTTGTTATACTTTCTGTGCCAACAGCCAATTACAGTGGTACAACAACAGGTTCTCCTACCATTACTATTTCTGGTGCTAACACGATCATTAAATTTACAGGATCGGGGAGTTACACAGCATGAGCCATTTTGCGAAAGTAGAAAACGGTATTGTCACGCAAGTTATTGTTGCGGAACAGGATGTTATTGACTCTGGGTTGTTTGGAACGCCATCTGATTGGGTGCAAACGTCATACAATACATATGGCAATCAACACCCAGAAAACCGTCCTTTGCGCGGGAACTATGCCGGAATTGGCTATACTTATGACGAAACGCATGACGTGTTTTATGCGCCGCAACCATTTCCTTCATGGACGTTAAATCAGTTAACGTGGTTATGGGAAGCGCCTGTTCCTTATCCTAATGATGGAACGCCTTATTCTTGGGATGAAACCACCAAAACTTGGGTAGCATTATGACCGATTACCAAACCCTTATAGACATCATTGGCGGCGCAATCCTGACGGTGGCGGGGTGGTTCTTGCGTGAACTTTGGGGCGCAGTCAAAGAACTGCAACGTGATTTGAATAAACTGGAAGCAAATATGCCCAAGGAATATGTCTTGAAGGTGGATTTGGACCAGAGAATGAAGCACATTGAGGATATGTTCCAGCGTATCTACGACAAACTTGACAATAAGGCGGATAAGCCATGAGTGTAACGACAAACCTTGCCCTTAACGAACCAGCGTATAATAGCACGTCTCCTACGTGGGATCAGCCGCTTAACTATAATGCAACCATCCTTGATCAGATGTACGGAAATACTACATCTGTATCCGTAAATACGGGTGGGTCTACCACTTACACCAATATTGCAGCGCCAAGCGCAAATGCGGCTGGTTCTACATCGCAAGCCATGCGTTTTAACTTTACAGGTGCATTAGCCGCCAACCAAAATGTGCTTTTGCCCCAAAGCGTGGCAGGTATGTGGGTTGTTACCAATAGCACGTCTGGCGCGTATACTGTCCTATTAGGATCAAATAACGGCAGTAACGCAGCCGCTGGAACTACTGTATCTTGCCCACAGGGTTATAGTATTCTTGTTTATTGCGACGGCACGAACGTCAAAAAAGCGGATGATGGATTAATTTCGTCAGTTTTAGCGGTTTCAAGCGGTGGTACGGGCGCTTCAACGCTTACGGCCAACAATGTTATTCTTGGAAACGGAACCAGTGCAGTTCAATTTGTGGCCCCCGGCACAAGCGGTAACGTACTTACATCTAACGGAACAACTTGGACGTCCTCATCCTTAGCATCCGGCGGAACATTAATTCGCGCCCCGCAAGTTTTAACAAGCACAGGCGGCGGAACTTACACAACTCCGGCTGGCTGTAATCATATTCTTATTGAAATGATTGGTGCGGGTGGCGCAGGTGGCGGTTGCGCGGGAACTTCTTCTGGAACTACTTATGGCGGCGGCGGCGGCGGATCGCTATTTGCCGTAAAATACGCAACAGTTTCACCGTCTACTGGGTATACTTATGCGATTGGCGCAGGTGGCAGTGGTGGAACGGGCGCTGGCGGTGCAGGTGGGACAACCTCCATAACAATTAGCGGAACAACATACTCTATTTCCGGCGGAACAGGCGGCGGTTTTGGAAATAGCGGTTCTCCCGGTTCTGCGGGGTCAACTGGAACTGCAAGCAATATGGATTCGTCAATTACGCCAATTACGCCAGTTAACTCTCTCTATGGTGGTTGTGTTGACACGCCTTATGGGTTTACGGCAGGTGGTCAAATTTACACATCCGTTGTCCAAATTCAATCGGGCCGCAATGGATACGGGTTTGGCGCGGGGGGTGATGGTGCATATAATGCAAGTTATGGCGGCGCTGGTACACAATCCGGCGGTAATGGTTACCAAGGCATGATCCGCATTTGGGAATACACCTAATGCATTATACGTGGGAATTTCCCCAATTCATTGTAAACCCATCCTCTGATGGCCTGACCAATGTGGTTACGGCTATTAATTGGGTTTGCACGGGTACAAATGGAAGTGTCACATCATCTGCATCTGGTACGGCTAATTTAGGTTCGCCAAACCCAGCAGAATTCGTTCCATATGCTGACATTACTCAAGAAATGGCCTATCAATGGGTTGCGGGTTGTATTAGTATGCCCGGCGTTGAGGCGCAAATTGCTTCACAAATTAACCTATTAAGTGAAACAACGTCACAAACCCAACAACCACCATTCTAAGAGGATTCAATGGAAAATCTTGAACTTGACCTTAAACTTACCGTTGCTCACGTTAACACTGTGCTTAAGCATCTTGGTGCTGGCGTCTATGCTGAAGTTGCTGATCTTATTAATCTCCTACATGGTCAGGCAAAGCCTCAAGTTGAAGCTGCCGCCGTTGCGCCTGTTGCGGCGGAACCAGCACTGGAAAATCAACCTGCTGAATAATATGGACTAAGTATGGACCCGTTTACCCTCATCGCTGGCGCGACTGCAATCTATAATAGCATCAAGTCCGCCGTCGATGCAGGGCAGGACGTAATGGAAACTGCAGAAAAAGTGGGCAATCTTTTCAGTAAGGTTGCCCAAATTGTTACTATTGCGTCTACACCACGCAAAAAGAAATTATTCCAAAGCCAAGCTGAGTTTGAGGCTGAAGCGGTTAAGATTTATGCCGCCAAAGCCAAGGCTCAGCAAATGCAGTTGGACGTTAAAAATATGTTTGTGGGGCAGTATGGCCCTGCCGCATGGGAAGGCATTCAACGGTCAGTCATTGAGATGCGGAAGGAAGCTGCCCGTCAAGCTGCGGCTGCCTTGAAGGAACAGGAAGAAAACCGCAAGGATTTGATTATGGTTAGCAGTATTGTGGGTTTTCTGGTATTAGGCATTGGCGCGATTGGCTTATATCTTATGTTAACGGTGAAATAACATGGACATTCTTAAAACTTTCGGACCATTACTTGGTTCAGTTGCTCCTACTATTGCGACGGCTCTAGGCGGCCCAGTGGCAGGTATGGCAGTTAAAGCCATTTCCAGTGCTTTATTTGGGCATCAAGATGGAACAGAGGACGACATTATGTCGGCTTTGGCTAATCCAAATGGCGACCAATTAGCTGCTCTCAAAAAGATTGACGCAGATTTTAAGGTTCAAATGAAATCTTTGGACATTGATCTGGAGCGGATTTCTGAACAGGACCGTGATTCAGCCCGTCAAATGCAGATTGCAACGCGGGATTGGATTCCTCGTGTTTTGGCTGTTGGTGTGACAATCGGGTTCTTCGGCATCATTGCTTATATCTTGCACTTTGGTCTTCCGGCCACAGGTGGCGAGGCATTGCTCATGCTCATCGGCACACTTGGTACTGCTTGGACTGGCGTTATGGGATTTTATTTTGGCTCATCTGCTGGTTCTAAACAAAAGACTGATGCGCTTACGGCTTCTTTGGGGAACAAACAGTGAACGGTAATTTTGAACAATGTTTAGCCCTCGTGCTTAAATCTGAGGGCGGATTTGTTAATAACCCCAAAGACCCCGGCGGAATGACTAATTTAGGTGTTACCAAGGCGGTTTGGGAAAAATGGGTGGGCCACGAAGTTGCGGAAGCTGAAATGAGGGCTTTAGGGCCGCAGGACGTGGCTCCTTTGTATAAGGCTAATTATTGGGATAAGATCGGTGGCGACTCACTTCCTCTTGGCATTGACTATGCCACTTTTGATATGGCTGTTAATAGTGGGGTAGGCCGTGCGGCGAAAACCCTTCAGCAGGTACTTG